GGTCAGGGAGATGCGTTGTCAATCTTCATTGAGCGGCAAAAGACATTTCCAGAAGCGAAGTTAATCTATGCTGGCACCCCAACAGAAGAAGGCTTCAGTAAAGTCGAACTTGCGTATACGAAAAGCAATCGACTGGTTTATCTGGTCCCTTGTCGTAGCTGTGGAACCTTGCAAGAACTGAACTTCAAGAACCTCCGGTACGACCTCTGGTCCGGAAACACTGTTGACCCAACTTACGGTATCTACAACCCAGAGACTGCTTACTATCAGTGCCCTCATTGCCAAGCTGGTTGGGATGATGCAGACAAAAAGTGGAGTGTTCTCGAAGCCCTGAACTATAACGAACTCGGATGGAAAGCTACTGCAGACAGTCCCATCTACGGTTTCGCGTTTAACGAACTCCTCAGTTCCTTCCCTGGCAGTCGCCTAGTCGAACTCGCAAAGAAAAAACTCGAAGCAGAGACTGAACTCGCCAAGGGCAAAGAAGGAAAGATGAAATCCTTTGTGAATAACAGCGAAGGACGGGCGTATTCCACCAGAACCATTGGAATCGACGTAAAGGAGTTGACGGCTCGTAGGCTTAACTATCCTGAACTAATAGTTCCTGTTGGTGGTGTAGCCCTTACTGCTGGGATTGACGTTCAGCATAACAGATTTGCGATAGTCGTCCGTGCACATGGCAGAAACGGGAACAGTTGGCTGGTCTACTGGGGAGAGTTATTCGGGAACGTGAAAGACGAAAGTGATCCTGTTTGGGACGCACTTACGAATTTCGTAAATACTGCGATTCCTTATGCGCAGACCCTTGACGCCCGACAGATGCGAATCCCCATCTCTGCTGTCAGTATCGACTCAGGAGACGGAACAACTGCTCGCTTGGTTTACAAGTGGGTCAAGAAAATGAATCAGGCAAATCCCTATATCTTCGCTACCAAGGGCGATAAGTCTGTAGGGGTTACAGCCAGGGAAATCTTCACCGTCCCTAACAACCCTGATGCAAAGACAGCCGACCAGCAAAGGAAGATAGTTGCAGAGACCATGGGCGTCCATGTGTACCTGGTTGGGGTTCAGCGTGGAAAAGATGAAGTTCTGCGCAAGATTGCTTTAGACGGTACCAGAGACAGGATGTATCATTACACGTCCGCTCGTCCTGATTACGAAGAGCAAATCCTCAGTAATAAGAAACGCCTCTCCACCGCAGAGGGGGAAATCCGTTACGAACTAACCATGGGGAAACGGGATGAAGCACTGGATTGTGAAGTCCTTGCTGAGCACGCCAAGCGGGCAATTTTCCTGCATCTGTGGACTGAAAAGCACTTCCAGCAGGCAGAAAAATCCCTTGTGGAATCGGTCTTACTGCTTGCGAATACACAAGTTCAGGAACCCGAGCAGAATGTCTTCCCAGGTATTAACAAATAGGATTGCCTAGGTTCGGGTACACTCCCTAAAACGAGCAATAGGATTATGGAAACAGAACAGGAATTGCAAGCTCAGTTGTCAATTGTGCAAACAGCGCTTGGACAATTGATGGCCAACCAGCGACCGACTAGGGTTGATTTGGGATCTGGGGAATTTCGGCGAACCTATATCATGGCAGAAGTTACTTACGAGAACCTGGTAGAGGAACGCAAACGGATTGAGAGTAAGCTGGCGTTGCTGCAAGAAACTGCAAATGTTCGGGAGTACCGGGACGCTGCTCATTACTTTACCTGGAGCAAACAATAATGATGACTGATTCTTCTCTAGGTTATGAGGGCGCCAGCACGGCTTTCCGTCTTGCAAGGAAAGGGTTGCTAACAGGTACCGCTGACCAAATCGCTGCCCGTGAACTTCGTTTCTTGTGGGCACGGTCCCATCATCTTTGCCGAAACAACCCGATGGCGATTACTGCCAAGCATCGGTTGCAGGCGCATTGGATCGGGCAGGGGATTAAGGTCAGATGGAATAATAAAAAACTCCAGAAACTGTGGGATGAGTTCACTGCAGACCCAAACTTGGACGGGTTTGGGAATCTGTACAATACACAGAATCTCTGGGCAGGAGCGCTGTTTGAGTCTGGGGAAAGCCTGACCCGGATGGTTATCCATAAAGGGGCTGGGGTTGTGCCGCTTAAGTTGCAACCTATTGAAGCAGAGTATCTGGACCCGCAATTCCATCAGCATCCCACGACCAAGTTCGGCATTGAATTCACTGACTTCGGCCGTCCTAAGAATTATCACTTCTGGCAACGGCATCCACAGGAAATTGGTTTTGCCACTGGCATTAAACGGATTCCGGTACCAGCGGAGGATGTTCTGCACATTCTCCAGCGTGAGCGCCCTGGCCAGTGGAGGGGGGTTCCGCATTTAACATCTGTCTTGCTGAACATCTACGAAATAGATGAACTGATCGATGCAACGCTAGTTAGACAGAAAGCTGCCCAGGCCATCGGCTGGATTATCAAGAAACGGGAAAGCGGGCCGCTTCCGCTGGTTGGTGGGTTTAGCACTGATCCTATTCCGATGAGCAGCGAAGATGCTTCTGGAAAAAGAAAGAAAATCCAGAAAGTCCTCCCAGGGGGAATCCACTATCTGGAAGACGATGAAGACTTCACCTTCGCCAGTGTTGATGACATTGGCCCAAACTTGCTGGTACTGTTGAAAGATCAGGGGCATATTATTGCCTCAGGTCTTGATATTACCTATGAACAACTTACTGGGGATTTGAGTGGGGTTAATTTTAGTTCCATTCGCGCGGGCCTGATCGAGTTCAGGCGGCGGGTCGGAGTTGTTCAACAGCTCATACTGATCAATCTAGCCCTGCAGCCCCTTGCAAAACGGTTTCAGGAACTGGCAAGTATCTATGGAGGGCAGAATTTCAGTTCCGCTACCTGTAAGTTCGTGTTACCAAAGGTAGACTGGGTTGATCCCTATAAGGATATCCAGGCTGATGTACTGGAAATCCAAGCAGGTCTGGCGACGCTCAAGGAAAAACTGGACGAACGTGGGATCGAGGACTTTGACACTCATGTCGCACAGTTGGCTGAAGAACAGAAGCTCGATGTTGTCCTTGTTAGCAACCCAAAGAGTAAGCAAACTGCAGCGAAGTCTAAAGCCCCCCAAGCTACAGCAGACTCTGCAACCCCAGCAACCACTGATTGAGAACTACTATGTATCAAAGAATCCTGACCCGCTGCCTTGATGTCCCACTGTTAATGTCTGCTGGGAAACTGGGTATCATTACGGAAAGGGTGCTGGTTCCGCTGTTTATGCAGCAGCCGGTCCCAGCCTCGTTGCGCGTGGAAGATATGTCCCTCCCTAGGGCAGAAGTTCCAAAACCGAAAGGGGTTGCGATTCTGACAGTGTTCGACAGCTTGTTCGCAAAAACTGGAGCAGGTATGTCAGGAGCTACGACGTATGAAGGCCTGAGTCGTAGTATTGATGACGCAGTCGCAGACGGATACGAAACAATCGGTTTCTATATTGACTCGCCTGGCGGGGAGGCGTTTGGATTGTTCAGCCTCATGGGCAAGATTCGTAACCTGAAAGCCCAAGGCATCCGAACTTTTGCCTTTACCGACGGCATGGCCACCAGTGCAGCCTACGGAATTGCTGCCGCAGTCGAGACCTTCTATGCGACTCCGCTTTCTGTAGTTGGAAGCATCGCTGCGGTTTCTGCCCACGTTGAGGTTTCCCAGCGGGATGCCAAGGAAGGCGTTGTCTGGACGATTTTCCGTAGTAAAGAGGAAAAAGCCCTGGGGGACGCTCACACACCTTTGTCTGATGAAGTTCGGGCGAAATTTGAAGCCCACCTTGCTACGGTGGATTCTTTGTTTAATAATGAAGTCCTTGAAGGGCAAAGGAATCTGACCCTCGAAAAGATTATCGAAATGAAAGGTTCCGAGTTTATGGCAGAAGAAGCCATGACACTGGGACTGGTAGACCAGTTGGTTATGGACCTTCCGGCTGCGTTACAAGACTTTTGCCTGGCTTGCCAGCCCAAACCCAAACCCAAGAAACCTGGAGTAAGTATGGAATCCGAAACAACCAATCCCGAACTGGTAGCTGCCACGATTATCCAGGCAAATCTGCTGACCGAAGCTCAGCGCGATGAAGCCGTCAAACTGGCTGTCTCCGCCGAGCGCGCTCGTGTCCTGAGTCTCTGTTCCAATGCCCAGAGCCTTGGCTTCAATCTGGCCACCGTTCAACGCCATATCGAGCGCGGTTACACCGTCGATGCTTCACTGGAAATCATGACCGACATTCGAGCAGAGCGGGAGCGGGATACCGCTATCAATACAACCACCAGCGCCAGTACTTCGACCGCTCAAGACGACCTCCATCTGGAAGGCCGAGCCAACCTGAGAACTTCTCTGGCCAAGGCTCGGGGACGGACAGCTGCCTAACAACCAACCGCATCAATAATTCGCCAATCGAGGATTTCCCATGGCCTACACTTCTGTTACCTATACCCCCGTCAATGTCTTCGCTGGCGATACCGACGTTGTTGCAGTTTCTGCCACTGTCGCGGCCAACACCGCAATCGCTGCTTTGGCCCCAGTCAAGCGACATACCGATTTCACCATCGTTGCCGCAACTGCCCTGACCGACGTTGTGATCGGCATTCTGGTTCCCGACGATGACGGGGCCGGTGTCGCAGCAACTGCGGGCGCAAAGGCCGTCAGCATCTACAAGTCTGGAGACTTCTGGGGCGATGCTCTGGACTTCTCCGCCATGTCCACTGCGAACTCGAACGATAAGAAGCAGCAACTGTTCGACCGCACCGGCATCACCCTGCGGTTCACGTAAGGTAGCCATTCTGACTCCAGGACCAATCCAAACTTTCTGAGGAAACCCCATGCCCAACTTCTTTCAACACGATGAAATCCTGGCCGTCATTCGCGACGAAGTCCCGTTCCAGCCGTTTTTGCTCAGTACCGCTTTCGGCAGCGAACACGTCACTGACGACGAGGCGATCAATTTCGACAAGATCGACCCCAACAAAGCCATGTCGGTGTTCGTGAATCCGCTTCTGCCTGGCCCAGTTTCCAAAACCACCGGTTTCAGCGTTCGCAGCTACAAGCCCGGCTATATCAAGGACAAGCGAACTGTCGATCCCAGACACGTTTTCAAACGCCGCGCTGGCGAACCGATGCACGCGCCCCTCAGCAATAGCGAACGCTACGCTGCAATCGTTGCAGACCTGTCCATCGACATGCTCCTGCGTCGTGATCGTCGGCTGGAATGGATGGCAGCATCCCTACTCCTGAGCGGCACCTACAACATGACCGGCGACAGTTTCGACGTTGAAGTCGATATGGGCCGGGATGCAGGAAACTCGGTTACACTGACCGGCACGGATCGTTGGGGCCAAACCGGCGTCAGCCCGGTGACCACCATTCGGAATATGCTAGCCAAGACCAGAACCCCGATCAGAAACCTCGTCATGGGGACTTACGCCTATCATGACCTGATCAGTGACCCGAACCTGGAGAAGATCATCTACATCCAGCTCCAAAACGGCGGTCCGTCTCTGGAAATGGGGCCGATACAGGGGACTCGTGAAGGACTGATCTATGCAGGTACCCTGCCCTCCGCCGGCGTGAACCTGTGGATCTACACAGCCGTCTACGAACATCCGACGACCAAGGCTGAAACCCTGTACATCCCCGAAGACGCTGTCCTGTTCATTCCCGATGCCAGTTACGGCTATCAGTGCTTCGCCAGCATCTGGGACGACGCAGCCAACTACACCGGGATGCCGTACTTCTTCAAGAACTGGTCTGAAGAAGACCCCGGCACACCGTTCGTCATGCTGCAGTCTGCGCCGCTGCTCGCGCATACCAAAATCAACGGCACCATGGCTCTGCGAACTGGCAGCACCCAACCCCAGGGCGGCAAGTAAGCCCGGCGTATGACGTTTCGTGTGGAACTGAAGGGGTTAGAGAAGCTGAACTCTGGTTTGACTTCAAAACCCCTCAGGTCCACACTGAGACGGGCCTTTATTCAAGGGATAGCAGAGCTTCACAAGGAAATTCGAGCTTCAGTTTATTCTCACTATTCAATCCTGGAAAATATCGACAAGGTAAAGAGCACAGACATTAGTAAGCAGGATGGAAAGATAGTTTCTGTAAGCATCAAGTATCGGTATAACCCTGTCAGGTTGAGTTCGTATCCAACACTTCAGTATCGGGCCACAACAAGAAACCGAACCCTCAGGGTCTCCCGACAAAAGAAAGGAAAATACCAGCAAAAAATAGTTACTCCAACAGCCTGGGCGACGTATGTAAAAGTTAAGAAAAAATACAAACTTGTAACAGGTCGCCATGGACCGGACAATAAAGGTCGTGCAGGTTTCATGGGCTGGTTGCACACAGGAAAGCTCGGGCGGAACCGTTTTCGATCTTCAGGGATTTACGAACGGCTCCAACAGGCAACCTGGGAAAAGTCTAAACGACTCCCAACAGTTGAACTCTACGGACCAACTTTTACACAAATCGTAATGAGCCCAGAGGTTCAACGGGACATCCAGAAC